AGGTGAAAGCCTACATTGAAGATGTAGATGTAGAAATCTCTGTTCTCAACCAAGAGACAGACGGGTATGAGGATGTCGAAGTTTCCGACGAACAGATAGAGTTCATCGTGGAGAAAGTAAACGAAAAAATTTGCCCCACAAGCAAGAAAGTAGTAGCATAATCCCAAAGAATATGAAACATCAAAAACTGATAGACAGAATAACAGAGATAGCCGAAGCAGATGGTTGGTCGGTATCTGTCGAAGAAAGGAAAGACCGTGAAGACACGTTGGAGTTTACCTTCGGAAAGTACACCGATGCAGATCAAGACTTCTCCTTTTATGTGGAGATGACAGACGGAGACATCTACACTCTGATAGAGGACATCAACCGCTACTACGAAGGCTACGACCCCGATGAAGAAGCACTCCTTTGGCTCGGCCCCGACGGGCATGGAATGAATGGTGCCCCATATCGAATAACCGATGTAGTCAAAGACATGGAGCAATGTGAAACCTTCATCGGGGAGTTGTTGGAACTGCTCATAGAAGCCAACAGGAATGAGCGCCTGTATGCCCTCGAAGATGAAGACGAAGAAGATAACGACTAAAGCCAGAAGATTATGATAAACATTCCCAAGAACAATTACGCACAGCCGACCGAAGTCAGGGATGAAGTAGTGCAGGCTATCTGTCAGGCGTTCATGTCAACTTACAGTGGTGTGTACCACCCTGTCCGGCAGTCGCAGTTCAGAGAAGCCACAATCTATGTAGTAACGAACAAAGGCACATGCCCGTTCTTCTCATCATCCAATGAAAGTTACTGGACTGGAGCCAAGTGCTATCGAATCCGTGGTGTAGAGATGAAGCGAGCCTTCGAGGAACTGATAAAAGCTGGATACTATATGTTCCGCGTCCATAGCTACGGCACATGGTCCGGCTATAAATGCTCGAAAGTTCCGTTCCTCACGGACGGCACCCCGGTACAATCCTTTGAAGATAGAATAGATTAAAAGCCAAGACCATGACAACCGAAGAAAGTTTTGCACAACTGGAAGCATTGCAGAGCGAGAAGAACCCCTACGACATGACCCGTGAAGAATGGCTGTCATTCACACAGGAGCAGAAGAACGCCCGCTATAAATTGCAGCTCAAATGGAAGGAGAAGCAAGAGGCGAAAATCCTCCAAGCCATCTACAACATCGTTCCGAAAGTCGGTTTACCCTGTACGATATGTTATTGGAGCGACAAGAGAGCCGCCACAGTAAGCCGCATAATCTCCGACCGTAAGATTGCAGTTCGCCACAACAAGACTAACTGCCTCGACTGGTATGGTAGCAGATATGAAATACTGCCGGAGCTTGAAGAAGGCGAGGACATCTTTACCAAGCGTAAGAACGGAGCCTGGTGCATGGAAGGTCAGGCTCTCAGAGATGGTGTCATATTGATGCTACACTACCAAAGACACTACATAGACCCCAGTTTTTAACTGAACCGATAGTAAGCGTTATCATATACGTCCAATTTCATTTGTAGATGGAGCTTTTAGGATTGCTCCATCTTCTTTTTGCTGTTTCCGATAAGAGTTGACTGCTTGATGATAGCCTTCTTTGTGGCGATAGAGCCTCCGCCGCTCAGACCGCAATGAAGCAGATAGGACTTCTTCGCTCCGATGTCCTCGGCTGTCAGCACCGAATAGACTGCCGTAATGCTTGAAAAGTAGTAGTCCTTTCTTTCTCCTCTCGGACGGGAGAAAATGTGAACATGGATAACCTTAGCCATATAGCAAATATTCCAAATGATTGTTATTTGGAGCAAAATTAACACGCAAAATCAGGAGTAACCTCATAGCAACCGATGAAGTAACTGAACGACAGTGTTCACTCTAATTCATAGCACTTTATATATGTTTGTCATGCCTTGAAAGTAACTTTGCGATAAAGTAATTCACAAAGCTATGGCAATCCTTAAAATTTACAACGACATTGTTGGCGAAGAAGATAAAGTCATGCTCCAGATGTGGGAGGGCATAGACGGCATCTGCTTCAAAGACATTGACGGCTTTCTCGCCAGTATGAAGCCCGACGATGATGAGGTTGACATCCGTATTCATTGCCGTGGCGGTGATTGCGTCGAAGGCTGGGCTATCTACGACAAGCTCCGTCAGTCCGGCAAGACAATCTCCTGTACTGTCGAAGGCGAGTGTTCGTCGATGGCTACCATCATCCTTCTTGCCGCACCTCTTGAAAGGCGACACGCAACAGACAACTCCCACTTCTGCATCCACAATCCAGCTGCCGCATGGCCCGACCTCGGTTGTCACGATCGTTTCACAGCCGATGCCATTGACGCAGGGATCAAGAAGCTCGGCTTACAGGTTGAGCAGCTTCGCAACGAGCAGAAAAAAATCCTTTCGCTGTATGTGGACCGCACTGGCGCAGATGAAACCGAACTCCAGGAGCTTATGGATAAGGACATTTTCATCAATGCTGACCGTGCCCTTGAACTCGGCTTTATTTCGGAGGTGCTTGCACCCATCACCGCAAAGCGTATAAGAACATTTAATAACATCAAATCAACCCGCAAAATGAACAAAAAGAAAGCAAAAGTAAGCGTTGAGCGCGGTGTAATCTCGCGCCTCCTCGCAAAGGCTGGCTACAAGAAGCTGTCCGACGTCAAGATGAACGCCCTCGCAGTCACCGCTGCTGACGGTACTGAACTGACCATCGAGCGTGAGGAAGGCGAGCCGCAGGTCGGCGACGCCGCTTCTCCCGACGGCGAGTTCGTCATGGAAGACGGCTCCACCATCATCATCGCCGATGGCGTAGTAACTGACATTGTGCCTGCCGACGACGTGACCGCCGAAGGTCTCGACGAAGACGAGCTCATGGAGAAGGTCGAGGAGCTTCAGACCGAAAACGAGACCCTCACCGAGGAGGTCGATACCCTCACTCAGGAGAAGGAGGAACTGGAAGCCCAGCTCGAAGCCCTCAAGGGTGCCCGCGTCCTCTCGTCCAACGAGAAGGTCATCCTCGCCAAAGTCAACCGCGCCGGCGGTCTCGCATGGCTCAACAAGGTATGCGCATCATCTTCTAAGGAATCGCCCGCTGGCCGTGGCTTCCGTGAGAACCGCAACGGCGGCGCCGCACAGGAGACCCCCGTTCAGAAGGCTCTCCGCGAGAAGAAGGAGGCTCTTGCCAAGAAGCGCAACAAGTAAACAGTTCCCCAACCTCCATTAACAAGTAAATTTTAACGACAATGATTAACTTCAAAAATTTCACCGTCGATAATGGTGCGATTCGGGACCTCTCCGAGCTCCTGTTTCTCAGCACCTTCAACGACCCCGACCTTGAAGTTGTCTGCACCACCGAGACTGGTGTGTACGACGGAAAGAAGCTCGGCTACATCGACAGCCTCGGTGATGTAGGTAAGAACGCCTCCGGCTGTTCGCCCACATACGAGAACATCAACGTGACTGGCATCGAAAAGACCTGGGAACTCGGAGACTATCAGATTCCTCTGAAAATCTGCTACGACGACCTGGAGAACACCATAGCCAAGTATTCGCTCAACACTGGCACTGACCGTGACGAAATCATCGGCACCGCCTACTGGAACGATATCGTCATTCCTCTGCTGACCCGTGCCATGCAGGAGATGCTGTGGCGTATCGCCTGGTTCGGCGACAAGGATGCCAAGAACATCGCCGACAGCGGTCTGCTCACGGCAGGTATCAACAAGAACCTGTTCACAATGGCCGACGGCTTCTGGAAACGCCTCAAGGCAATCACCACCGCCAACGCTCATCAGCTCACCACCATCGAAGCCAACACCAAGAAGGACACCAGCACCACACCGAAGGTTACCTATGCTACGCAGAAGGCAGCCATCCGTGAGGAAGGTGTCGCCATCGGTATCGTTGACTCGATGCTCTCTGACGCTGACTCACGCATCTTCGACAAGCCCGACCACGCCATCTTCATGACGAACTCACTGTTCAAGGCCCTCCGCAACGACGTGAAGCGCCTGCACAACCTCCAGCTCGAACTGGAGATGGTTACTTCCGGCATCCAGCTCTCCAAGTATGACGGACACCCCGTAGTGGTGTGCGACATCTGGGACCGCATGATCAAGAAGTATGAGGACAACGGCACGTCGCTCAACTGCCCGCACCGCGCCCTGGTTACTTCCGCATCGAACCTGTTCATCGGAACAAGCGACACGGATGCCATCGCCAAGACGGACATCACCTTCGACCATGTAACTCGTCTGAACCACATCTATGCCGCCTCGAAAATCGGCACACTCATCGGCGAAGACGACCTCGTTCAGGTTGCATTCTAAATCCCAATCATCATGAGCACTCAGAGTTGTGACTATAAGCTCGCCGCAGATATGATGGCGAATTGTGAGAACCCTTCCACAAAGGGTCTCCGCAACTATGGCTATCTCATCAACTACGATGATATAGACTTTGAAAGCTGTGTCCGCGATGAGAGCAACCCCAATGTCCTGACCACTCTGGTATTACAGACTGGCAAGAAAGCCTATCGTATGTACGTGCCCGGTAAGACTCCTTACACGGGCACGAACAAGGCTCTCGCCGAAGGCACATACCGCAAGAACTTCACGAAGGGTGTAAGCCTCGTGATACTCGACAACGGTCCCGATGTGGTCAAGGACATCATCAACCCTCTGGCAAACGGTCTGTTTGTCGCCATCCTGGAGAACAAGTATGGCGGCAAGGACGGCAAGAACACCTTCGAGATTTACGGCTTCGAGCAGGGTCTTTCGGCTACTGCACTCGCTGATGACAAATACTCGGAGGACACCGAGGGTGGATGGTCCGCCACACTGGAGGAATCGGGCGCTCCCTCTGCCGGAATATTCCTGTTCAACCAGTCCGTTGCGGCTACCCGCACAGCACTGGCATCCCTTGTAAGTGGTACCTAACAGTTTGTCGCCATGACATACGAAGAAACCATGACCCGTCTCAAAGAAATGGAAAGCCGTTACCAAGACGGCTTTTCATCTCTTGACCGCTCGCTTCTCGATAGCCTGTACTTCAACATCTTTGGCAGAGAAATCACCAACAGAGGTTGTAGCGACTGCTATCGGGATGCTTATATGGAAATACTCATCTATCTCAAAAGAAACAAAGCCATGCCTAAGAAATCCGATTTCGTGCTGAAACCGGGAGCCATCATCACATTCTTTGGGGAGCCGAAGTGCTACTCAAACGCTAACATCACTGATGAAGCCGCCCTCCGCTTTCTCGCCATGAATCCTTCCAACGAAAAGCTGTTTGAGCATCTGCCCGAAGGCTGGAAGTCCCGGCTCCCCAAGTCCGACACTCCCGAAGTCGAAGACAAGGATGCCGTCATCGCTCGTCTGACGAAGGAGAACGAACAGCTCCGCAAAGAAAACGAAGATCTGAAATCCTCTGCCCCTCGCAAGAAAGGCAAGAAGAAGTCAGAGCCTGAACCCACTCCCGCTCCTGCCGCAGAAGCCTCTGCCGACGAGCCTCCCACAGAGACCGCCCCGGAGGAAGCAGCAGTTGAGACCGCCGAAACTCCCGACCCCTCCGACGCTGATGAAGTCAGCATCGAAGAACCCGAAGAAGCTCCCGACCAGGAGTAATACCCACCACCTCCCAACCGATACCCAAGAATGAATGTCAATAACGTAATCAGACCGCGCAAGAGGTTCAGCACCTCATATCTAAGCCAGCTCAATATCCAAGCCTATGGCTCCGATAACCTGTATCCGCAAAGGATGAGTGACCTTATTGAAAACAGTCCGACAGGTGGCACTTGTCTGGAGCGTTATCAGACATTCATTGAGGGTAACGGATTAAGCAACACCGATTTTTCGGAGTATGTCTGCAATCACAAGGGAGAAACCATTGATGATATATTCTCCCTCATAGCACAGGACATCGCCAAATATAACGGCTTTGCCCTGCACGTCAATTACAATCTCGCTTGTGAAATCTGCGAGATACAGCACATCCCCTTTGAGAACTGTCGTCTTGAAGAAGAAGACGATGCCGGATGTGTAACCTACATCAATGTTCATCCCGACTGGGAAGGAAACAAGACACGCAAGGGGAGAAGAATCAATGTGGATCGCTCCACCGTAAAGAAATATTTCACATTCAACCCCATCCCCTCCGTAGTGATTGACCAAATCCAATCTTGCGGAGGCATAGAGCATTATAGCGGACAGGTATTGTGGGTGTCGTTGAACGGCAAGTACACCTATCCCAAACCCATCTACGACAAGGTTGTAACGAATCTCTCGACTGACGAAGGTCTTGATAATGTCAAGTACCGCAATGTCCGCAACGGCTTCATGCTGTCCGGTCTTTTCGTCCATAAGAAAAGCGTCCAGTATGAGTTCGATGAGAACGGCAATGCCAAAGAGAAGGAAGATTCCCAGTATGACCTCAGCGACAGCCTCGATGCCTTTCAGGGGGACAACAATGCCTGCTCCATCATGGAGATTGTTGTCAACTCCGCAGATGACAAGCCTGAGTTCATCAATGTAGAAGGCACCAACTACGATGACAAGTTCACAGTAACAGAGTCAAGCACAACAGAACGAATTTACTCCGCTTTCGGACAGGAGCCGTGGTACTGCATCAGAATAGGCAAACTCGGCTTCTCAGGCGATGTCCTGGCCGAGGCATACGAATACTACAACTCATACGTCAGCAAGCAGCGCAGAGCCATTTCCAGAGCCTTGAAACGCATCTTCGACCACTGGTTTGAAGTTGCCAATCCCTCGGACAATTACGAGATAGAGCCGCTTGTTTACATCTCCAACAAGTCGGCAGAATCATCCCCCATAAATTCCAAAAAAGCCTGATATGGAACATTTGATTACTCCGGCAGAGGTCGCCAAATATGGCAGACCCATCAGCAAAAATACCGATGAAGACAAGCTCAACGCGTACATCATAGAAGCAGAGCAGATGAACATAAAGCCAGTCCTCGGAGACTCGCTTTTCCTTTCCATCCTTGAAAAAGGAGAAGACGATGAGAAGATTGGTATGCTTCTAAAAGGTGGCACATATCAGTCGGGAGAAAAGATTTACACCTTCGTAGGACTGAAAGCCGCCATGTCCTACTATGTCTATGCCAAATACTTGATGGTCGGCGACTTCAACGCCACCCGCTTCGGCGTGATGATGAAGGAGGATAGTTACTCATCCCATATCTCATCGGCTGAAAGGTCCAACGCTTACAGTGATACGCTGGAGGTCGCCAACTGCTACCTTGAAGATTGTGTCGCATACTGCAAGAGAAACGGTTTGATGTCCGGCAATCCCGGTTCGCAGAAGGCATCAGGCGCAGTGAAAATCAGAAAAATCGGAAAACTTTAATACAACTCACAATGGGATTAAACAACAAGACCAACTTAAAAAGTCAGGCGAGTACCATCCGACATGAGGATCAGGAAGGCCTGAATACTGCTGAAAGGGTCGGTAAAGTCCTGGAGGAGCTGATAGAGTCTGCTGATGCCTCTCTTACGACCGAGACTAACGCAAGAACACAGGCAGATAACAACCTCACTCAACAGTTGACGATAGCCTCGAATACTGCTACCACGGCATATAACGAGGCGAAGGATGCCAAGAGTAAGGCTGTTGCTGCTCAGAACTCTGCCAACGCCGCCCAGTCCACTGCTGACACTGCAAAGGCTACAGCCAATGCCGCCAAAGCTGTAACCGATACTAAGGGTGCCCCTAACGGCATTGCTCCACTCGATGCCAATGCAAAGGTGCCTGCCGCCAATCTGCCCGGATTCGTCGATGATGTCGTAGAGTTTAACGCTATGGTAAGTGGCGTTACTTCGCAAATGGCATCTTCAGTCCATAAATCGACCGACGCAGGTTGCATGGTAGTGTATGACACCGACAACGACGTATTCCTTCTCGCAGTGTCGAAAGTTGCTGTTTCAGATAATACTCAATGGGGAACTATCAAACGCCCCATCAAGAATCTGAATGCCGCCACTCCCGCTGTTGAAGGTGGAACCCTCCAACAGCAAATCAATGTGTCGGATTACTGGCAGATTCAAAACGGTGGCGCAAGCCTCATTCTCACGCAGTTCACATACTACAACAACTGGCTCGACGCTGATGCCTATGGAACAGGCACAGCCGCAGGTCGTGTGCCCGAAGGAGGCAAGATTTACACCTGCACCTCGGACAACAAGACCTTCCGTTGGAGTGGTTCGGAACTCATCACAATCGGCTCGGACCTCGCCCTCGGTCGCACTGCAAGCACCGCTTTCCCCGGAGATGCAGGTAAACAGCTCGAAGAAACGGTAGGCTATCATGGCAACTGGATAACCGATAATACAGACCACATCAGATCCATAGGTATTTTGCCGTGCGATGGTCAGTGGGATGGCAAAGGCACAGCTCCGACATCCGGCGTATGGCTCGTTCCAAGTGAGTCGTATGAAAATGCCGTATGTTTTGAGTCGTATGGCAATACTGACTTCTACGGCTATGCCTCCGAAGACTATAACTGCGATGAACAATATGCTCCCGGCTGGATTTACCGCATCAATGACGGTCTTTTCCGTATTGAGAACAACAAGCTCGTTTCAATAGCTGGCTCGGCTGTCGGTAATACCTACAACGCCACCGTAGAGATACCTCTGCCGACTGGCGAATACTACTCCGACATTCTTGCAGAGACGCAGACCCACAATGTTCTCCAGGCAGTGTTCAACGAAGGTAAGGCGTCGCTTGGTATCACGATAACCTTTGCAATCGGGCAAGGTTCGTGGAAGACCTATCAGTATGTCGGCCCTAACACCACAAGCACCCAGTTCCTCAACGTCAACAACTGGATTGACATGGCAGGAATGTCAGCCGGAGCAGAAGCAATCATCAATGTAGATACTCTGTGCCCCCGCACAGTCGCAGGGTATTATGACAAGAGCAGTGCCATTGACGCAATCCTTCAGAAACAGTCAGCTTCCGGTATCAAGTATGCCAAGAGTGGACTCGTTATCACGTTCCGCACTGGCGATTATATATGGGAAGCCTACCAGTTCACTGGCGAAGTCGCTGACTTCTCCAATAAAGACCTGTGGAAACAGTTCGGAGGAGGTGGTGCTGTCAAGACAGAAGCCGAGCCTGCAAAGGATGGCAAGGATGCCTTCTCCACAGGTGGCGCTTACGATATGCAGCAGGCAGCATTCGACCATCTTGACATCGACCAGGATGCTGAGAACCATATCATCAAAGCCATCAACAAGAAAGGAGATGAAATGGGGCAGTCCATCTCCATCCCAAAGAGCAGCGGAGGCGGCTCGGTGTCTGGCTCATCTCTCAACATCTATCTGGAGAACCCCGCAGTGTATGCCGCCTTCGGCTCTGAAATCTCCGTCCGTGCCGCTATCAAGTCTGTTACCTTCGACGGACAGGGAAGCAACGTGACAGAAGTCCTCGGTGTGATCCGCAGAATGGAAATCATAGATGCTACATCGGGTCTGACCCTTTGGAGCGAAGCTATCAATCAGAATTCATCGACAGGCCCCACGAACTATTCGTTCAAGTATGACTTCACGCCGTACTTCACGGAAGCTGCCGCCCGCGACTTTACCATTGTAGCCTATGACGCAGAAGGCAATGTCAAGAGACGCACCATCACTGTTACCGCAGTCGATGTAACCTGCACATCTGTTCAGACCCTCAACTACACGTCAGGCTCAACCCTCGAAGTCGGAGGCTCCAGTAAGAACTTGCTGATGTATAAGTTCGCCAACAACGTGTCGAAGCTCGGTGTCAAGGTCAAGACTGAACTGTATTACAACGGTCAGTGGAAGACCCTCGGCATTGCCACCATCACGGACAGCTATTCGCACTCCATTTCGATTGACCCGAACAATGTTTTCGGTGGCAATGAGAAACTTGCTCATGGCTCATACCCCATCCGCATATCCGGCGAAGATGTTGCTTCCGGCGTGAAAGGTAACGTGGTGTATTCGTCGATAATGTGTATCGACGCAAGCTCCACACAGCCCATCGTTGCCCTTCGTTATAATGACTTCAACAACGGCACAATCCGTCTGTATGATAACCTCGAAATGGAGGTAGCCGCCTACACTCCCGGCAAGACCTCCACCACCGCAAAGGTATTCATCGACGGTGTTGAAGTTCTCTCAACCGAAATCGGCACCTCGCAGACAGAGATTGTCCGCAAGCAGGTACAGGGATATGCTACCGATGGAACTGACTCAATCTCATTCTACGCCAAGAGTGGAAGCAGTCAGACCAATCCCATCACTGTTACCGTTGTCGGCTCTGCAATCAACGCCATCATCAAGGAAGGCGCATTGTTCGGCTTCGATATGGCAAGTCGATCCAACGCCGAGACCGACCACACCATCAGCAACAACGGCTATACGATGACCGTGGAAGGCTCCAACTGGTCCTCCAATGGTTTCGTCAAGTACCTCGATGAAATGAGCCTCCGCATAGCCGAAAACGTCAAAGCCAAGATACCTTACGCCCCCTTCGGCACAGCAGCCACAGAGCGCACGAATGGTATGGCTTTCCAGTTCGCCTTTGCCACCAACAACATCAAGGACAGCAAAGCCAAGCTGATGGAGTGCTACGACCCCGACAGCGGCGCTGGCTTCTATGTATGCGGCAACGAAGTTGTAGTATTCTGTAAGAATGGTACACCCACACAGATAACCCGCCCCTTCAAGTGTGGAGAAAAGCACACCGTCGGCATTGTTGTCGAACCTTCGAGTATCAGTGTCAAGCGTGGCACCACTGACTACTCAACCATCAAGCTCTACATGGATGGAGAAGAAGTCGGTGCAATCGGCTACATCTCCAACTCCGGAGCAATCCTCAACCAAAAGCAAATCGCTTTCAATGGCACAGACGGAGACTTCTATCTCTACTATGTTCTTGCCTACGACAGCTATTATGAATGGGCGCAGGCGTTCCAGAACTACCTGTGTAAGCTGACCAACACCGATGCAATGATTGAGGAGTACAGCGCTGAGAATGTGCTTGACAATCAGAACCGCCCCTCGATGGACCTTCTCAAAGAGAAAGGCTTCCCTTACTATGTAGTTGTTGCTCCACAGGCTACCTTCGACAGCTTCGATGCCGATATTGACACGAAGACGAACTTCAAGTGTACCCTGTACTACTTCCATCCCACAATGCCGTGGCGTTCCTTCAAGGCTGAGAATGTCCGTTGGCGCCGTCAGGGTACGACCTCCGCAAAGCGCCCGATCAAGAATGACCGTTTCTATCTCCGCAAGGAAAAGAACTGGAAAATCACGGCACTCAATCCAGACTACACCAACGCCGACGCTCTGAAAACCTACGAGCTGTTCAACATCGGCTATGTCCGCGTAGGAGAAAACACCATCCCGGTTGCCATCATCACAGTCAAGGTTGACTACTCCGATTCGTCAATGGCGAATGATTGCGGCGTATGTGATATGATGAACGCTACGTTCCGTTCCCTCGGTTCTGACTACATCACTCCTGCACAGCGAGCCTTCGACGGCACATGGAATAATGGCGATGTTACAGTAACCGGGTTGCAGATGAACCATTCAACTGCCAATCATCCCATCGCCGCCTTCCGTGCCACCACTGACTCGCTCAGTGATGCTTGGTTCCATGCCCGTGGCAACTGGAAGGAAGATAAAGGCGAGCAGGTTGCCCTCGGCTTCCAGAATACCTCTGGATACAACAAAGGATGCCGCAACTACGGGGATTTCGTTGAGTTCTTCGGAAAAGCCACATTCAACGCCGCCGGGAAATTCCAAAGCCAGGAAACACTGGAGGAAATCATGGCTCGCTTCAAGACCACCGAAGGACTTGACACCACCAAGCTCTATCTGCTCTCGCAGTATTGCGGACGCGACTATATCTTCATGCGTTACAGCGGTGGAGAGTGGGCTCGCGCAAATGGCTCAATGAAACAGGAGAACGGCAAATGGAAGATAACCGGGGATGTCCTCAATCCAGTGTCCGGCTTCGAGCTTATTACCTATGACGGCATGGACTGGTTCATGGGTGTAAGTTCCATCGACGATATGATGGCTCCTGTTACCACGCAGTCCTCATGGGTGTCGAAACTCAACCTCGGACAGCCGACCTATCCGGCATGGACTCAGTATTTTGAGTGCATGGTTGATGACGACCAGTTACAGGAAGACCTCGCTATGGGTCGCAAGGTTCCTTATGACCTCTATAACGTCCTCAAATTCTGTGATTCGTGCGATTACTCCAAGGCTGCACTCTCATCCACATGGCAAGGCATCTGGAAACAAAACGCCTGGAAGTATATGAGCATTCAGTCGCTCCTTGCTTACTATACGTTCACTGACTATCTCGCTGCCGTTGACCAACAGGCGAAGAATATGCAGCCGATGTTCTTCCTTGAAGATGGTTGCTGGGTGGAGAACGGTATCTATCATTCCCCCTCGGCAATGGAGCCAGTGCGTATGTACTTCAACAAAGTGTACGACTGCGATACCTGCAACGGTAAGGACAATGACGGTGGCAACACCATCCCGGCAGAACTTGACCCAGCAGAGGACAACAAGTGTTATGCCGGACGTGGCTCAATCCTTTGGAACGACCTCCGTCGCTGCGAGAATCAGGAAATGGTTTCCGATGCTAACAGCAACACCCTCACACTCCCCGGTGTCGTAGCAACGATGCGTAACCTCCCCGAAGTCAATGGCATCGGCGCAGGTCCCTTCTCCCCGAAAGGTGCCCTCTACTATTTCGTTCAGAACCGCATTGCATTCTGGCCGAAAGTAGTCTGCACCTTCGATTGCGAGCGCAAATATATCTCGTACTCGCCGCTGTATAATGACATCTACTACTACGCCCTGCATGGTTCGGGTCGTCAGGCTCTCCCTCGCTTTATAGAACAGCGTTGGAGAATCCGTGACGGCTACTATCAGACAGGCGACTTCAAGGATGCAAGCCACGTCCTCGGCGGTCGTGTCGGTGCCAAGACTGGTGCCGTGATCAAGTTCAAAGCCGCTAAAGACGGATACTTCGGTATCGGTAACGATGGTGGTAATGTAACCCAGGGTATGTATCTGAAAGCCGGAGAGGAAGGTATCTTTACCAACTTCCAGCATGGAGATAACATCCTGCTATACATCTATCAGGCAGACCAGATGAGCGAGATTGACCTCTCGCAGATTTCGCTCGACCCGAACTTCCAGTTCTCCATCATGAAACTGGCGGAGAAGATTGTGATTGGCTCCACCAACCACCGCACCTCGTGGAATCTGTCGCCGGGTAATACTGGCTACCTCACAAACATGAACCTCGGTGAGCTCCCGTTCTTGAAGCATCTCGACGTGCGCACCACGGAAGTTACCACCATCAATGCCTCAAAGTGCCCCCGACTTGAAACAGTCCTTGCCTCCGGCTCCGACCTCACGTCAATTACTACTGCTGAGACTTCGCCACTTTCAACACTGGAGCTTCCTGCTTCAATGACGGAGCTTAATTTCGTCAACCTCCCCAAGCTGACCTATCCCGGCGGTCTGACAATCGCAGGTATGTCGAATGTCAACAGGCTCATGCTCTCCGGCTGTCCTAACATTGACCCGATGTCGCTCATCAACGGCATTGTAACAGCCTCCAGCCTCCGCTACCTCCGACTGCCCGATGTCAACATCACGGCACCCTCATCCATCCTCCAGGCAATCAAGAACAGCGGTGCTATCGGTCTTGACCCCACAGGCTCCGCCTATGAGGAAAGCGGCAAGTGTTCCGGTGTTACTGGTCGCTGGATCATGGAAGACCTCATCAGCGAGACACAGCTTTCGGAGTTTGCCGCATACTTCCCCCAGTTGACCATCTACAACTCGCAGTATTCCTGTGTATGCTTCGATGATACTGATGATGACTGCTACAACATCACGAATCTCGACAATGGCACAAGCAAAGAAGACTACGAGCCTTCGGGACATTTCTTGAGAATATTCGAGAACGCCCATCCTTACAAGACCACCTACGACAGCAGAGAAGCCAAACTCCGTGCCCTCCAGATTTCAGATGCCAACTATAATCTTATGGCAGACGGTAGTGAATACGACCCGACCGATCAGGCAGGCGAAGGATTTGACATCATGCTCGGTTTCGGTCTGTACTGGTACAAGGGCGTGAATGACTTCAAGAATCAGAAAAAGTACCTGTTCTCTTGCAGCTATACGACAAAGCCACTGTCAACCGCTACGAAGATCAATCGCAAGAAGCTCTCCGATATTCTTGTGCAAGCCTTCTCCTGTGTATATACCTCCAACAACGGTACTGCACTCGCCAATGGCGATGACTACGAATTGACAGACAATGCCAACATGAATGTCTATCAGCTCGATGTCGAAGGCATGAAGCAGGTACGCTGGCCCGGACTCAACAACGCCCAGATTGGAGCTGTATTCGTTGATGCTGACAACAAGGTTGTAGGCACGTTCAATATGGCAGTCAGTCACTCGCTGTTCGATTTTACCTATGGAGATTATGTGTTCTGTAATGTCCCCAGCGGTTCCAAGAAGATTGTTTTCACATCGCCTACTGGCTTTGATGACCTCGAAGCCATTGCTGTCGATAGTGCCGCAATCGAAGCAATAGAACCCGATTGGGTGTGGGTGCCTATGCGCTTCGTCGGCATCTACGGTATGAGTGTCGATGCACTGATGCGTCCTCGCTCTATCAGTGGAGTCCGTACCCGTACTGGTACTGGAACATCATCCACCAACCCCGATTGGAAGTACGACAGCGAGGGCAACATCACAAACGCCTCGGTGCCGACCTCTACGATGAACTACACCTATGCCGATATACTCAATCTCATTGAAATGCGTGGTAAAGGCTACCACGGTATCAGCTATGAGATAAGCAAGGACATCGCCAACCTCGTAATGGCTCTCACAGGAACCCGCGACATTCAGGCGTATGCCGGATATGGATGTGGCTCGCAGTACACCACCGGACAGAACAATTTCAATACCTATGGCAAGGTAACGAGAAAGTATTCCGGCTCAAACATCGGCAACATCATCTTCGGTATTCAGAATTTCGTCGGATGTAACTGGGAAATCATGGACCTCATAGCCGCCAACGTGCCGTCATTCGCCCAATTCAAGAAGGACCATCGTGTAGCCACAAGCTCGTACCCGATAGATGCGAAATATCATGTAGTCCGCAACTATCAGACGAAAGAGGAAAGTGTAATTCAGGGACTCAATATGTCCGGCTACTGCATAGGACGTGTCAAGTTCGGACGATACTGCGATATAATCGCTTCTCGTCTAACCACAGACAACAGCAAGTGGAATAAGAACTACTCTGATTGTCAGTATTACACCCATGACCGTGGCCGTTGTGTTGGTCGCTCGAATAGCTATGCGTATGCGGGTGGCGGTCTCGTTTACTCGTTTGCGGTTAGCGCCTCGTCGGGCTCGTACGCGTACTACGGCTCTCGGCTCGCCTTCAGCGGAATATACGAAATAGTAGTAACCTCGGAAAGCGTTGCCAGCGAATAACGAAAAGCGTCGCTTCGGTTTCGGGCAACAAAGCCCGGAGCCGAAGCCCCCTCTTGAATAGAACATGGATGACTCTCATAACATAAGTCAGACAAAAAAGGTAGATGGTCCCTGTGGCCGTTGTGTTGGTCGCTCGAATAACAATGCGAATGCGAATGGCGGTCTCGTTTACTCGAATGCGAATAACGCCTCGTCGAACTCGAACGCGAACAACGGCTCTCGGCTCAACTTAGGGAACACATCGGACGAAAATGTTTCGCCCGGTGTAAATCGTCACACTGCACACCATCACGGGTTGGTGGATAGCAAGAGGCGAGGGACCAGAGCCTCGGCAAAAGCAGACGAAAGTCTGGAAAGCGGAAACATCACGAATGTGCCTGAAGGCGCAATGTCTGACCTCCCGTTTGATGATGGCTCTTTCGATGAGTTTGCCATATTGCCGGAACAGATGTACCCGGTTGACAACCTCATCTCCGAAATCATAGACGAGAAGAACCTGTCAGACAGCTTTGATTATGTTATCAGCCATCTTGAACACAAACAGCAGCGCGAAAAGTATTGGCCCAAGAAAGACAGATATATCCGTAGTTTTCGCCGGCGGGTCGCCGATGGCTCTTATAGACTGCGTAGGGAAGCTGTAAGGGAGATTACCGTGCATGACGGACCAAAAGACAGAGTGGTACAAGTGACCACTGTGTTCGACCGATTCGGCTGTCATAGCATCATGGTAGTCGTTGAAAAGTACACCTATCCGACCCTTATTAAAAACGCTGCCGCCAGTGTCAAAGGACGTGGTATGCACTGGCTGCATTGCATCATCCATGAGGATATAATAAACGTGCCGGATCTTTGCAAGTATTATTGCCAGACCGACATCAACAAGTTCTATGACAACATAGATCAAGACTTGATGAAGCTGGAGATTCGCAGATACATCGGCGACCCGATGTTGTTGCCGATGCTCGATGACTTCATCACTCTTACCGAAAGAGGTTTGTCGAAAGGACTTCGTTCCAGTCAGGTCTTTGCCAACCTGTATATGTCTCCGATAGATTGGAAAATGATTCTGATTTGTGAGAGATATGTGCTTGAAAAGGAGGATGGAGAACTGGATCTCCGGTTTCTTTATGCCCGATACATGGATGATTCCTACTGGTGGAGCGATGACAAGAAGCTCCTTTGGATGATGTTCAACGTGTATCAGTCAGAATGTGCCAAGAGAAAACTTTCAATCAAACCATCCTACGCAGTAAGACCATTGTCAGAAGGCTTCGACGCTCTTGGCTATGTTGACTTCGGCACTCATATCCGGCTCCGCAAACGCATCAAGCAAAACTTCGCCAGGAAGATGTCTCGAATCAAAAGCAGGAAACGCCGTCAGGAACTCATTGGCTCATTCAAAGGCATGGCAAAGTACAGCGACAGTCAAAATCTATATAAAATATTAACAGGACAACACATGGCAAAATTTAATGAGATTAATCTTCCGTCCTACACTCCAGCAGACGGCAAGAAACGGTTCAACTGCGCAGCGATGCAACTCTGCCAGATAGCCAACCGCCCCATTCAAATCCTCTCGGTCGAGACCGATGTTCAGACCAAGTACGGACTGAGACACCTCGCCAAGTTCAGATTCTCCGGGGACACAGCCGAGTACAAGTTCTTCACTGACTGCAAGGAGATGAAGTTTCATCTCGAAAACATGAAAATCCTTCTTGAACAGATGGAGGATGACGACACTGTTCAGGACAGATTCATAGAGACAACCATCAAGCAGGTGCCCGGCAGTGGTGCCCTGCGTATCTACGAATTTACTTAATCCTCACAAGACAATGGAAAAAAGATATGGCGCATCAGGCCCGCAGAACGGTCTTGAAAAGATAGGCACCAACAGATGGGCAGTGTTTTACGGCTTCGGCAAAGATTCAGAGGATGCTGAGACTGGCTACAACTGGTATCAGACCTACAACCATCGCCCGACGCTCGATGAAATCAAAGCCGACATCGTTGCCGTCATAAAAGAAGAAAGTGAGTATCGCCTTAGATATGGCATCAAGTGGAACGGCTACACAGTAGAGTATTCCGAAACCTTGAAGACTGACCTCATAGGCATTCTCGTCGGATTGCAGGGTGGTATTATGTCGTTCCCGCAGAAGATAAACCTCGGTTCCAATGCCGACGGCACTCCGAATACCTACACGTTCAACTCCATCGAAGAACTTGGCAGCCTTGCCGCACTTGTTGGTAGCCACAGGGGAACTTGCAGCGATGAAGAATGGACTGCCATCAATGCCCTCGGAGATATGGAAGATTACATAGAAGTCCAGTAATCCTATGTTTTCCCTCATCTCTGTCTGCCTGTCCGCATTGATCCTGTTGGTCTATGTCGTAGTCTTCGTTTCCTTCCACGGATTGCCGGAGAGTGTTAGTGATAGTTACTACTGTATCAAGCACAAGTGGATGTTCTCGTTGATTGTAGCCGTATGCGGAGCATTGCTTCTCATCCCCTGGCTCACTCTCAACGACGACTTCCAATGCTTTGCTTTCCTGTCAGTCGCCTCGCTAATGTTCATAGCCGCATCTCCGGCGTTCAAGGAAGGGCTGACGCGAAGCGTCCACATCGGAGCGTCCGTAGTGATGTTTGCCGGAGCAATCCTCTGGGAAGCGTTCTGCGGCGGATTATGGATGCCGCTGGTACTCGGTATCATCCTCGCCCTCTTAATGCGAAGAAACGCCGTCTTTTGGCTCGAAATCGGGTTGTTTACTGAAGTGTACGCTACCCTCATTGTGAAGTTGTTCTGATTATTCATTCTTAGGTAGGAATGGAGACGTCGCTTTCGTGGCGCGCCTCCATTTTTTTTAGATGTATTGTGTCTATGATAACTGCCCGTTGATGCATATAAAATAATGCGCAATGCTCTAAAAATAAATGAGTTATGATTTTCGCATATCAAAACTAATGATTAACTTTACATCGTAAAAATAAAACATAACACCTCAAAGTTAAAGAAGATGAAATGTAGATGGAACCTTGAAGTCGCCGACACAAAGCAGATAATGGGCGGCTTCCTCGAACTCACACAGGAGATGACCGAAAAGCAGATGATTGCTTATGCCCGCAAGATAGCCCATGAGTTTCTTGCCAACAATAATGACATAGAGAAATATGGTATCTGGGCCGAAGAAGATGGAAACGAAGACCATTCATTCCACATCGAAGCCAGTCGCCACTGGAATGGAGGCATCGAATTTATGGTATATGACTCACAGAAAAATGAAATCATCATAGATACCTGCCGGGACAGACTTGAAAGAGAACGCAAAAAGTATGATGAAGAAATGCGTAAATTTGAAGAATCCCTGCGCTCTTTGTAATAAAAATGGCACCGGGAGCCGCCCGAACCATCAGGAGAATCCCGGTGCCCGGACTGGCAGGGCGAAGATGTCGTTACATCGACAACATCACATCGCCCAACTGGAGTGCAACGATGGAGAAGTAGCTCTCATACTCACTCTCGCCGGCTGGGGTGCTTGCCCTTCGCCAATGGAAATCATGCCAGTATTTGAGTATGCCCCATTTCGGATTGTCCGAAAGCTCAGAAGTGACAGCAGTGCCATCGAAGCACTCATCCATCGTAGGGAGGTCGCTTTCGCCAGTAATCTCATTGACGAGGCGATAGGTTGCGAGTGTCGCGTAGGCGAGCCAGTCGCAAACCATGATTCTTGTGTCGCAGAGAGCAAGCTCATAGAGTCTGTCGATGATCTTCTCCGCGCACGCCGACATCAGGTCGGGGTCTTTGAATTTTACCATAGTAGTGGTGGTATAAAGTTGAACATACACGGAGTTGATGGAAGTTCCATATCTCCGATGCAATTACAACCAACTGGAGAAATTATGTCAGGATTACTTGATGATGATAGCGGCGCAACATCATCCCAAAACGCCATCGGAAAAGCGGTAGCAAAATGTCAGCAGTCCTTCGTCCGGCACCTCGAAAAAATGTTCAAAAATGGAGCGAGTAACCACGGTAGGTATCCACGACAAGTAACCACGACAGCTAACCACGAGAGGGCATTTGTAATGACTGCAATATCAATGAATTACAAATGCGTTTCAAAAGTTGCTAACCACGACAGCCCCCAAATAGGCAGTAGCAAAATGCCACCAACCACGACAGCTAACCACGAGAGAACGTTTGTAATGTTTGTAATATCAACGAATTACAGCGGTGTCATTTTGTAAGCTAAC